AAATCAGCATGCTGAAATTTTCGACACAGAAAACAGTGACAGAGCTTTTGAAGAAGAAGTAATGTTATCTGGTTTCGACAAAGCAGGCGTTAAGTCAGAAGGCGCTGCTGTTGCTTACGACAACGCGCAGGAAACTTTCACTGCAAGATATCAACATGAAACTATTGCGTTAGCATTTAGCTTAACGGAAGAAGCGATTGAAGATAACTTGTATGACAAGATTTCTACTCGTTACACAAAAGCACTAGCACGTTCTATGGCTCAAACGAAGCAAACTAAAGCTGCGAATGTATTGAACAATGCATTTAAAGCTTCTGGTTACAACGGTGGTGACGGTGAGTCTCTAATTGGAAACGCTCACCCAACTATCGCTGGTAACTTAAGTAACAGACCAGCTACACTAGCTGACTTGTCTGAGACTTCTCTTGAGCAAGCAATGATCGACATTGCTAGCTTCAAAGACGAGAGAGGACTTAAGATTGCTGCAAAGGCAATGAAACTAATCATTCCTTCAGCTAACCAGTTCGTTGCTGAGAGACTAATGAAGTCTGCTAATCGTGTCGGCACAGCTGATAACGACATTAACGCACTAAGATCAATGGGAATGGTTCCTCAAGGTTATGTAGTGAATAACTTCTTAACTGACGATGACGCATTCTTCTTGAAGACTGACGTGCCTAATGGCTTGAAGCACATGGTCCGTGCGCCGATTAAAACGGCTATGGAAGGTGACTTCGAAACTGGTAATATGAGATACAAAGCCAGAGAAAGATACAGCTTCGGCTGGTCTGACTGGAGAGGTATCTACGGTTCTGACGGTTCTGCTTAATAAGTAGCACTGTTAGGTCATACCTAAATTAAGGGGCGCTTCGGCGCCCCTTTTTATTTGCAATCATAAAATTAAAAGCGTATATTCGAGGTACTGCACATAAAAACAGTTAGTATAGACGCGTGCAGTAGACAATTCTCAGGACTATACTAGCGGAAATAGGAGAAACATTATGGCTAATACAACATTTAGCGGTCCGGTCAGATCGGAAAATGGTTTTAAAACTATTATAAAAAACTCAGCTACTGGTGGTGTTACTAATGACATGACTTTATCAACCTACAGCACATCAATTACGATTGCTGCATCAGGAACAGATCATAAAGAAGCGTCAATTGGTATACCTTCAAACTTCATCCCAATGGGTGTTGCTGTTACAGTAACAAGTGCAGCTGCTAACAACGTCAACTTAGTTGACATTGGAACAGATGCAGACACAGACGGGTTTGTTGATGGAATTGCTGTTGCTATCAATTCAACAGGTTTCAAAGGATTCTTTCCTTGCAACGGAGCTTTAGGAATGTCTGGTGGAGCAACAACTGCAGCTACTGAAACAGCTGACGAAGTTGAAGTTGTTATTTCAGGCACTGCTGGAGCAGGCGGAGTTATAGCACTTAAGTTTTTTGGTTTATCATCTGATTCACCAACAGCTTAATTATTAATTTAATGTGGGGCTTCGGCCCCACAAATTTAGGAGGATAATATTATGAGCGGTGGATCTTTTACATCTGATCAAAAGACGGCACACGCAACTGCTACTGGAGTTTTAGTAGGTGGGCCTTGTAGGGTTACATCTATACAAGCAAAAGGTAATGCAAGTGGTTCTGTTGTTTTGCATGACAATGCAACTACAGGTTCGGGTACATCTCATACTTTTCTTTTTGGAACAGAAGGACTAGAAGTTTATGTTCCTGGAAGCGGAATTAGAATGAGAAACGGTTGTCACTTAACAATCTCTGGATCAGGCGGCTGCACTATTACGTTTAACTAGGGGGATAAATGGCAACATCAGGAACAGCTACATTCGAAAGTAGCTTCGATATTGATGACATTATTCAGGAAGCCTATGACAGAATAGGTATACATGCTGTTAGTGGTTATCAATTAAAATCTGCAAGAAGATCTCTTAATATATTATTTCAAGAGTGGGCTAATAGAGGACTACACTATTGGCAAGTAGCTAATACTGATCTTGATTTAGTAGAAGGACAAGCAGAGTACATTTTTTACAGAAGCTCTGAGGATGGTACAAGTGCAACTACTGCACCAACAAACGGTATATACGGTGTTCATGATGTTTTAGAAGCTACTTACAGAACAGGAAGAGCGACTACCTCACAGATTGATTCTGCCCTTACTAAAATAAACAGATCTACATATTCTGGTTTATCTAACAAATTAAATAAATCTCAACCAACACAATATTATGTGCAAAGATTTATAGATAGAACAGTTGTAACTTTATATCCTACACCAGATAATACAGCCGCAGGAAATTTTGTTTCTCTTTATTATTTAAAACGAATACAAGACGTAGGAGCTTACCAAAACCAAGGTGATATTCCTTACAGGTTTGTTCCGTGTATGGTGTCTGGTTTGGCCTTTTATCTTTGTCAAAAAGAAAAGCCAGAACTTTGCCCAAATATGAAATTGTATTATGAAGATGAACTACAAAGAGCTTTGACAGAGGATGGTTCTTCAAGCAGTACATATATAACACCGCAGGCTTATTATCCAAATGTCTAATTTTTCTACAGGTAAATACGCAAAGGCACTATCAGATAGAAGTGGACAAGAGTTTCCGTACAGAGAAATGGTAAAAGAATGGAACGGCGCTTTTGTACATAAAAGTGAATTTGAACAAAAACACCCACAACTGGTTCCTAGAAAATTTAGTGGTGATGCACAGGGATTACAAAACGCAAGACCTGATAGAACAGAACCTCCTGTTGCACATTTATTAACAGCTGATGCGTTTGCTGCAGGTCCTAGAGATTCTATTTTAATAACTGTTAAAGACCCTGGCCACGGTTTTTCTACTGGTGAGGTAGTAAAATTTACAGGATGTACTTCTCATTTTCCTGAGTACCCACAAGTGTCACATGTGCAAGATCATGATGTTAATTATGCTCAAGGTCATATAGTTACAAAAATAGATAATGATAATTTTTCTTTTAGTCCTAACGATATTTTAGATGCTTGGTTGACTGCTAATTGTAATCCTGGAACTACGACTTTATATGTAGACATGGACGGAGTGCTAACAGAATATTATCAAGCAATAGCAACTTTTGCTACATCACAAGGTTTGTTAGGCTCTGGTGGTGATTGGTACGATATGTCACCAGAAATAGAACTACAGGCTATAGCGGCTGTTCCTAATAGTGGTTTCTTTTCTAATTTAGCAGTAAGAGCAGAAGCAAATGCTCTGATAGATTTGTGTGTAGCTAAAAATGGTTCTTATAGAGCTCTTACAACAGACGCCGGTACGCAAGCTAATACTTTAAAAACAAACTGGATGAACGCAAATTTTACAGGATCAAGAGCTATGGCAGGTATAGATTTTGCAACTAATTTTAATAAAGGTCCTTATGGTGGGCCAAATAAACTATTAATTGATGATAGAACTACATACATTAATCAATTTGAAGCTGCCGGAGGACTAGGCTTTAAATATTATGAAAGTGGTGGTATAAGAAGTTTTGGAGGAGAGAACGCGTCAGTAGGACCCGTTACAGTATTAGCATGACCACATACACAGAATTAGTACAACAGATTAGAGATTATACAGAAACAGATAGTGCTGTTTTGACAGATGCTATTTGTAATGATTTTATTGAGCATGCCGAAATACGTATATTTAAAGATGTAGATTTAGATTGCTACAAAGATGTACAGAATGGTTCTACAGCAGCTAACAATAGATGGGTTCCTCTACCAGGACAAACCTCAGCAGAAGAAACACCTAGATTAACTGACATGACCACCATTAGATATGTTACTTTGTATCTAGATTCAGGCACAAAAAAGAGGTACCCGCTTACTAGAACGGATGCTGATTTTATGAATGAATACTACGATACGCCAGAAACTGGCTCTGCTTCTGTACCAAAATACTATGCACAGTGGGACCAAGGGACATTAGTTCTTGCGCCAACTCCTAATGCAATATATAAATTTGAGGTAGGTTTTACAAAATTACCTGCGGGACTATCTTCGTCTAACGCAGAAAACTGGGTTAGTGCAAATGCACCTAGAACATTATTGTATGCCTGTTTATGTGAAGCATTTAAGTTCTTGAAAGCTCCACAAAACCAACAAGTGTATGAGCAATCATATAGAGAATCTGTAACAGCACTTGCACAAGAACAAATGGGTAAGAAACGAAGGGATGAGTACAGGGACGGAGCTATTAGAATTCCGATA